TCGACGGGCGTCTTTGAGAGTCCGTCCTTTCCCATCAACGGCTCGAACCACTTGCCCTTGGGACCGCACTGCTTCGGGTCGTAGCGGACAATCTTGGCGTAGTCGTGATAAACCTTTCCGGGAGCGGCGGCAACGACGGATCGTGCGCACGTCTTGTCACCGGGGTTGTAGTACAGGCAAACCTTGCAAAGAGCAGGGCTGATCATTTAGGGTTCACAAGGTCGCTGGCTCTAAGCCTGTGCACAAGTTTCTCATATCCCAGATGTTCTGCAGCTAACAAAATAGGGGAAAGTTCTTGGAATTCTGGAATAGAATTTGATGTCATAAATCTCTGGATGGTTTCCATCAAGAGAGAATCGATATTAACTAATGGAACTTCAAAAAAGGCGTGTTCATCTGAACAATCCAGCATTATAGTCGCCATTTTGAGTTTCGAGCATTCGTTTACGAAACCTTGGTTAACCTTGAATTTGACTCCATCACTGGTACGAACATACTGGTTCATTTGTTTTTAAACGTAGTATTTTTTTCTTTATTTTTGAATCTCACAATACTTAAATTGTTAGATGTAAGGTTGTGTCTTGTCAGTGGATTTCTCCTACCCCCCCTCTGCCACATATGTTTAAATGAATTTAGATTGAAATAAGAACGTGTGTTACCATGCGTTACTTGAACATAACGCTGCCCTGGTCTAAAATTATTCAACGTGAAACTCTCGCTATTGTTGTTTAGCTGAGCAGGGAATTTTATAAGGTTACCATTTGAATTCCAATTGAAGTTATTGTTCGCGTTCATATTTCTGACATTATTGAAATTCAGACGACGTGCTACATTGTTGTTTGAGTTTGAGTTTGAATTTGTGTTTGAAAGTATCCCTAAATTATAATTGTTTAAGCGCCGTCTAGCTTCACGTATGAGAATTTGATTATGACTATAAGGGTGATTCCTAAGAATATTTACTATCAGTTGTAGCGCCCTGGTTGCCGCACCTTCGTTTAAATTTCTATTTAAAATGCCCTGAAGTTCTTGTTGCCTCAGGATTTTAGTTACAAGGTTATTACTCATTTTATTAATTACCAAGATGATTATTTATGATCCACTGGTCAACTGAGTTGACGTACATCAAAAGTTCCCACATAGTTCCCACCTGGGGGCACCAAAGGCGCGACTCCTGGTCGCCTTCATTGAAATAAACTGGGTGCCAATTTGCCAAGCAGCGCGCTGTTCCCAAATTCTTCAAAGAATCGTCAAAGTATAAATGGGTCATTTGTTTCGCGAATTGCGTGTACATCGGCACCTCTGGCTTCATATACGGGTCAGGGCATGTTGTGTAAATATTATCCCCAATTGCGCGTGCAACTGGACCTGCCCATTCGATTGGAGAATTCGTAAATAGGGTCACTTTCCACTCATTAAGAGTAAGTTTATAGATTTCCTTCGCCTCTTCCTGAAACTCAGTTCCGTATATAACCTCGGATAAGTGTTCCATGAGGCGCTTGTCATATACCTTTTCGTTGAAATCACTCGTATCCACTTTGAAAGCAAGATTGAGACCTCGCGCCGTGTGTCCATGTGAAAGGTGCAGGACTCGATTCACGTTACCAGGATTCTTAGCCTCTGGCAACTTCGAGGCGACGTAATTTGTGCAATTCTCACGCACATGATTCAAAAGATTCTTATCACGAATGATAACACCGTCAATGTCCAAAAGGAGAGACTTGACTGCCATTCTACTATTTAAAGCTTCGTCTCTTTTAAATGGTACAATGGCGCTCAACGTTACCAAGATTAATCCAAATGCTCAACTCCCAGTCCGCGCATCTGCTGGTGCCGCTGGCTACGACCTCTTCAGCACTGACAACTATGTCGTTCTACCAGGTCGCCGCGTGGTCGTCTCCACCGGCATCTCAGTTCAGCTGCCGCCAGGAACTTATGGACGTATTGCGCCTCGCTCTGGACTCGCCGTGAAGCACGGTCTGGACACACTGGCAGGCGTCATCGATCCAGATTATCAGGGTGAGGTCAAGGTGGTTCTTCAGAACCTGGATTCGCAGCAGCCTTTCGTGATTCGCCCAGGGTACCGGATCGCTCAGCTCATCCTCGAGAATTTCACAACAGTCGATGTTGTTGAGATGCCCACCGAGAACACCCCTCTAAATACACAGCGTGGAATTGAGGGTTTTGGTTCTACAGGTATTTAAAACAATAAACCCTTAAATAAATAATGTCCTTCCCACAATTCCAGGCTATTGCCTGGAGTGGACAAGACCAGGACGACCAATATACTCTCCGTATCTTTGGTCGTGCTGAAGATGGTAAATCGGTTTCTCTCGGAACAAAATTCAACCCGTACTGTTACATTCGCACGGATGCACCAAGGGATGCAGTGAAGAATCTGTTTTGGCGCGGGCTCGTCTCGTGTCAAGTTCAACACGCCAAAGACCTCTGGGGATTTCAGAATGGCGAACTTTCACGGTTTCTGAAAATGGAATTCAAGACGCACAAAGCAATCAGAAACTGCGCGTGGTGTATTGATAATAACAAGTTTCCAGAACTTGTGGGGGCGCGCGTGTACGAATCGAACATAGACCCGGTCCTGAGGTTTATGCACGTGTCGGGGTGTTCCTCCACAGGGTGGATAGACCCTGGAATTTGCGAGCCGGATGTGGAATCGACGTGTGAAGTGAATCTCTGGGCGCCAGACTGGCGACACATCAAGCCAATTCAAAGGGACGACTTGGCGCCTTTGCGCATCATGTCGTTTGATATCGAGTGTTATTCAAGCACTGGCGCTTTTCCAGATCCTAAGAATCCCAAAGATGTTGTCTTTCAGATTGCCATGACAACCAAGGAGTTTGGAAAAGAGGGATATCTCGACCGCAAGTGTCTGTGTCTGAAAGAGACGGCGGGCTTTGACTGGTTTGCAACTGAGCGCGAGCTTCTTCAGGCTTTTCAAAAACATCTTATTAGTGTTGATCCGGACATTATTACAGGATGGAACATCTTTGGATTTGATTTGGAGTATCTTTTGGTTCGAGCGACGATTCACTGCGGTCTGGCACCAGTGTGGGGTCGGGTTCGTGGTGAGGTTGTGGATCTTGTGGAGAAGAATCTGAGTTCAAGCGCGTTAGGGAACAACATGCTCAAGATGGTTCCTATGAAAGGTCGGTACGTTTTTGACCTGTTCCAAGATGTGAAACGTGAGCACAAGCTCGAGAGTTATTCTTTGAATAATGTCTCCAAACACTTTTTGAAAGACCAAAAACTGGACATGCCACCCAAAGAGATGTTTGCGCGTTTTGCAGAAGGCAATCCTGAAAAACTCGGTGAGGTGGCTGATTACTGTATCAAGGATACCGAGTTGCCGCACGCACTCATGGAGAAGCTTTGTCAGATTCAGAACCAGGTTGAGATGGCAAAGGCGTGTTGGGTTCCCTTGGCATTCCTGAGCGAGCGCGGACAGCAAATCAAGGTGTTTTCTCAGATGGCAAAGAAAGCTCGGGAACTTAACTTTGTTATTCCGACATTCAAGTATGGAGCGGGAGGTCCGGCAACTGATGGGTACGAAGGCGCGACTGTCCTCGAGGCGCAGACGGGCGCTTACTACGGACCTATCACAGCACTTGATTTCGCGTCCCTGTACCCAAGCATCATGTGTGCTGAGAATCTGTGCTATTCGACGCTCGTCATGGATCCAAAGTACGACAACCTTCCAGGGGTCACGTACGAGCAGTTTGGACCTCACAGGTTTGCGCAGGCACCAGCGCCTTCACTCCTTCCTGTCATCTTGATGGATCTCAAGACGTTCCGCAAAAAGGCGAAGAAACTGATGGCGGCGGCAGAAGGAACACCGATGGAGGCGGTTTATAACGGTCAGCAACTCGCTTACAAAATTAGCATGAACTCAATCTATGGGTTTACCGGGGCTTCTAAGGGTATGCTTCCGTGCGTCGCTATCGCATCTACGGTTACTATGCGCGGACGACAAATGATTGAGACGACCAAGAATTACGTCGAAGAGAACTTCCAGGGTGCCAAGGTGAGGTACGGGGACACTGACTCAGTGATGGTCGAGTTTGATGTTCAGGGACGCAAGGGTCAAGAGGCGATCGATTACTCGTGGGAGCTTGGTGAGCAAGCTGCCGAACAGTGTACGAAACTGTTCAAGGCTCCGAACGATCTCGAACTCGAAAAGGTTTATTGCCCGTACTTTTTGTATTCTAAAAAGCGGTATGCAGCAAAGATGTACGAGAAAAACAAGGCGGGTGACATCGCCTTCAAAAAGATTGACGTCAAGGGTCTCCAGGTGGTCAGGCGCGACAGTTGTCCTTTCGTTCGCGAAACACTCAAGAAACTCTTGGGAATGGTTCTCGAGTCGAGTGATCCACGCCCCGTCATCGAGGAGGCGCGCGAAGCTGCCCGGAATCTCATGAATGGAAAGGTGCCTATGCAGAAGCTTTTGATGAGTAAGCAACTCGCGGCAAATTACAAGGTAAAAATGGCTCACGTTGAGGTCCGGGACAAAATCAAGGCGCGCGCACCAGGGTCAGAGCCGCAGCAGGGTGACAGGGTCCCCTTTGTGATTATCAAGGGACCTGGAAAGATGTACGAAAAGGCTGAGGATCCAACTTGGGTCATTGAAAGGGAAATACCGATTGATTATGACTATTATTTTAGCAATCAATTCAAAAAACCAGTTCAGGATCTTTTGGAACCGTTGGTGCATGCAAATCAAATATTTGACAAGAAGTTCATGGTCAAAACGACAAGTGAAACTGAGATGGGCGCGCGCAGGGAATTCTTGAGTCGTTTCGGGTTAAAAGTCAGTTCCGCAGGAACTGTTCCGTAAAAAGGAATCACAGTCGCCGTGCGACTGGTCTTAAAAGTTTCAACAGTATAGATAGTAAGATGGAACAACAGATTCTCGACATGATCGAGGAGGAGGTCTGTCGACGAGTCAACATCAGGCTCGTCGGTGCACTTGAACTCGTGTCCAAGACGTATGATATTCCGGTTGAGCAACTCATGAAAGACTCTGCCAAGGTGGAGTGTACATTCTGCAAGGGTATTCTCAAAAGTAAGAAGCGCTGTATGAAGCAGCCAAAGGAGAATGGATACTGTGGTTTTCACCAGAGTCAGGTTCCTCTACCCGTCATCAAGCAAATTGAACGTGTGAAAGCTCCGTGGGAATCTTAGTCACTTAAGGTTGAGAAACTTGAGTAATTTAATGAACAAGTCTACACTTTTGCTGACGAGTCTCGAACGTTTTTTTGACGAGCCAAAAAATCAAGAACAGTTGTGTGATATTTTGGAACATCGGAAAGGTATTTCTCTTCGCAAACTCGAGTGGTTTGTCACCAATTATTGCAAGGCTAAACAGGTGACCTACACTGCACCAAATGGAAAAATGTTCACCGTTCACGTCGCCTACAAGTCCAGTTTGGATGGGTACTCGAAGAAGCTCTTCGATCCCTTCTGTCGAACCGAGCGTATAGAATTCAAGGGTTTGACAACCACTGTTGCGCAGCTCAATTTTATTAGATGGACAATTTCGAATGGTATCATCACTTATATCCTTACTGAAAAGGAGTTGTTGCGAAACCACCCTGAAATTGCAGAAGATTGTACCCATAATAAAACAGATACAAATTGTATCCCTGTGTAATTTGCGCTGTATATTCAGGTTTGAATGTGAGTGAAAGATTAGTTGTTTGTGAATTTAACTTTGAAAAATTAAGATACCCCCCCTGATTGTACTCTTTTGGAGTAAGCCCAAACGAGTATGTATAGATGTTTTTAGATGGTATAGACAACCCGTGTTCAAGTGGTTGTTTGAACGAGTAATAAAGAGACCCCTGGAAAGTACTGAGAATATCAACGTTATTCAACGTGATTTTTGCTGTACTAATCACATCAACAAAATTGGAGTTGCCCGAGGGGAATTGAAGCTGAATACCAGTAGCAATGTACTGTGTTGTGTATCCATAACTGTACCGCGAGTCTGAATAACGCCCGTCACTCACATTCTCATAATTCTTATTTCTAAAAAACCATGCCAATGTTTGAACAGGGAAATTTGCAGTCAACTCGAGTAGAGGATTGTTGCCCGAGAAGGCCAGGGTTGACTCTTTTTGAACTTTGGGTACGAGGTACTTTAAAGGCGTGTTCATGTAGTACAGTCGCTCGTCGTCATTGAGGAGAATCTCTTCTGTGATGAGAGTCGGCAAATTTGTCGTGTCTGGTGAATAAATATCCATTTTGCTCCCCGTGGGTGCATTACACCACCAAGTATTTTGCTGAAAGGTAAAGCGCACATATAAGCGCTGATTCCACATGGCGACCAGGGGAAAGTACGGACGCCGAAGTCTCTCGCGAGCCTTGTTATTAGCAGAGTGTCGGCGGCAAAAGAAGAATTCTAGTGGAGTAATAATATCCGAGGTTGGAACGACGTTTGCATATGCCGAGTATGACAAGACAACGACACCCGAACCACCATCCCCGGGAGTTGTCCCGAACGCACCCCCACCCCCACCACCCATATATATGGTTCCACTGACTGCCGCCGTGTTCTGTGCAGAAAAGCCAGTCACGTTACTCGAACCTGCGCCACCGCTTCCCGAACCTCCGGGAGTTACGAGAGTTCCTGTAATTGCAGTGTTCGATGCACCCCCACCACCACCTCCAAAGTAAGATGCAGTGTATGGATAAACCGCGTTACTAAATAGAGTTCCCACACCTCCGCTACCAAGCGTGCCCGCGTTCGTGAATGCAGAAGTTCCCGTACCTGTAGTCACATTTGCACTCCCACCCGCACCACCACCGGATGCAAAGGCTGTGTTCAGAGACGCCCCGCTCACAAACATAAACTGTGAGTTTGATGTGTACGCTGTCCCGCTCGCCCCGCCAAACGCACCTCCGTACCCGCCTGTAGCTATGTACCCGTTAAAACTTGAGGAAGAACCATTTGGACTTGCCTGACTTCCCCCAGTTCCCACATTCACATTGTACGTGCCAGGAAGTAAAAACACAGACTGATTTACGACCCCTCCTCCACCGCCTCCCGTTGCATTGAAAATAGTCAAGTTTACACCAGAAGGTAGAATAATCCATTGAATTCCTGTTATGGCGTTGATTGTAATCGTAGACGAGTTGGCAGCCGAAACCGTCCCGCTAAATTGTACACTTTGTGAAACAAAGGTGGCTGATAAACCTACGAGCGCAGCTGAAGCGGCTGGTGAAACTGGTATAACACCGGTTGTGGTAGGGTTAATACCTGATAGAGTTACCGTAGTACCAGTAAACACGTTACTTCCAACTGTGATCGTGGAAGTCCCTGTTAAAAATGAAGCAAACGTGGGTGCTGTACCGAGATTCAGAATCACACCCGACGCAGAAACTGAAGCTATATTTGAAAAGGCTGGATCTGCAGACCACAGGATTGAAGTGATTGCTGTGTTTGAACCAACAGCTGCGCCTAACATGGACGAAAGAGGAACCGTGAGACTCGTGGAAGTTGCAGGACTATAGTAAATATTCGAAGAGTTTGTAGTCTCATAAAGACCGTTCGAACCGGCACCGCCACCACCTACGACGAGGAGATTGACCTGTGAAGCTGTGTTGATTGTGAACGTGCCATTCGTCGTAAAGGTGTGAACCGTATTTGATAAAATGTTTGAATTCAGGACACCACCTGTTCCGATAATCGGCGATGAAATATTAGACTGTGCATCAATTGCTGCAAAAACCCCATTTTGTTCATCAACATCTAAAAAAAGCTGGTCGCGAATAATGTACCAATCATCGTAAAGAGTCTCGATGACTGTTTCATTCACTAGGAGATCAATCTGTTTAATGAGAGCTCTACCAATATGTTCGGAGTAGACGAACCCCTTCATGGCGGGCATCTTCACGCGAAGATACATGTTCGAAAGCAAGTGACCCAACTCTGTCGGGCGCAACTCGATTTGAAGAGTGTTTCCCTGATACGAGGGATTAGGTGGTGGAAACGGAGTAACTCTCTGGAACATAACAAAGTTTGTGTATTGTTTGAAAAGTGATGAAAATTGAGAATTTGCATAATCGTTGCTCAACAGGTACGTGTCCTGAGGACCTATTGCGGATAAAGCAAGTACCGACCCCTGTGAAAACCCGCGGTCCTTCTTATCGATATACAGCTGAACAGGTGGAGGGTTCCATGCCGTGCCCGTGTTTAATTCTCTGAGAGGCGCTGAGTTTCCTGTTTTTATATTTTGATTCAAAATTACTATCCCCTTGGGGTCGTATGATCTCGTTGTGAAATTACCAGGGACAATGGTGTTTGTGTAATATGCTTCATGGATAATCGCAGGATAACCCTTGACGTAAACTGGGACATCAATCTTAGGTGGGGGGCTACCATCTATAGTCTCTAAAATTGCCAAGTTTTGTGTTACTATATAATCACTTGCAATCGCAGTGACTTCATATGTAGATATTCCCTGACTATAAGAAACGACTCTCAGAGGCATCGTTATCCCTGGAAGATTCTCCACAATCCATCCTTTCCCTGTTCCCTGTGGGGGTGGTACAGAAAAAATAAAATTAACAACACCTTGATTTACTGTATAGTAACCATACAAGGGGGCGCTCACCTTTTTGGAAACAAATTGAACCTTTCCCGGTGCATAAAGAATAGCTCCCGTTGCATATTGCACTCCTTCAATTGTCTGGTCCGTGTCTGTCTGAAGAGTAAATGACCAAAGGTACGACCCGTAGTTATCAAGAGCTCCGTTTGCGTTGCTGGTCCCAGTGACTTGGATTTGACCTATGATTCCAGTTATGCCGATGGCAGTCCATCCAACACTCACCTGTATCGATGTAAATGCGTTCGTAGTAGCATAAAATGTCACCTCTTGAGGACCAGTTACTTTATAAAACCCATTCACATCAACTGGTGAAAGAATAACTGGAGTTTCTTCTACTAACGGAATAGTTGCTTCAATAGCAGCCTGTGTAGCCTGAGCAATTATTTCAGGAGATGCAGGCTGCAGCAGGTCCGTAGGCTGCTTCGAGACGCCTTTCTTAATAAATAAATCTTGAAAAAAGTCCAAAGCTTTTGTCTGGACTCTTCGCTCCAATTGAATAAAATTTTCGAATGCTTTTTGAGATTCTCGTTGTATCCCTGACATTCTCTCTACAACTCACTCAGATTATTCTTCCACATTTGGACCACAGATGTCGCCTTGAGTTGCTCGCGTTCCGTGTTTTTCACAGTACACAAGTCCTTGAGCTTGAGAACCTCCTCTCGCGTATACTGGTAAGTCTTGATATCAAGGAGCTTTGACCAGATTTCCTCTTTGAAGTTTTCAGCTCGAAGTTGTCCCCTAATCTCTTCCAAAGGTACGTTCAGCACCTGAACTCGTTTGTTGATAACGAATCCTATGAATCTTGCCTTTTCACTCAACCACTGAATCTCAGAATCCAGCTGCTTGAGGAGGTGCGCCTTGCGTCTCTTGTATGTGCCAACACGGATCTCCATATAGTCCACGAGAATCTCCTCTGGGCTGGCGTACTTTTTGACAGCTCCATTAGGACCGATGAGGTACATGTTACTCGTGTGAATAGTCTTGGTTAGACCGAGATCCCTGATAGGGTTTTCCAAACCCTCTCCACCCCATATGCGAAAGTCAGGTGTCGTTTCACTCGAGTGATTCTCATATTTCTGGATAGTACCCTTGTCCACCAGGTCGTCCAGGTGCTCCTTGAAGTCCTGGATCCACCGACCAGGTGGAAGCTCCTTCACGTGCAACTGGCTCCCCTCCTTTTCCACGAGACCCTCCATGACCCATGTGTGATCCTTTGTCTTTGTAATTTTGCCCTTAAATCCCTTGAAATGAGGCTTCATTGCAACCATTGGAACCTGTTCAAGACCACACAGAATATTGTGCTTCACAGCCTCTGCATCAAACGGCGGAACATAGCAGCTGAAGCCCGTCCCGATACCTTCGGCGCCATTTATGAGAATCATAGGAATGACTGGTGAGTAAAACTCGGGTTCAACATGCTGACCATCATCCACAACATATTTTAGAACAGAATTGTCTAAAGGGTCGAAGATGGTTTTCGTATGAGGAGCAAGTCGTGTGAAGATGTACCTGGAACTCGCCGCATCCTTCCCACCTGCCAAACGGGTTCCAAACTGCCCAGATGGTTCGAGGAGGTTCAGATTATTTGCACCCACAAAGTTCTGGGCAAGGTTCACGATTGTTCCCTGGAGACTTGCTTCGCCGTGGTGATACGCCGTCTGTTCAGCCACGTAGCCTGCCAGCTGCGCCACCTTCATGTCATGTGTCAGGTTCTTCTTGAGGCAGGCGTAAATCACCTTGCGCTGGGAAGGTTTGAGACCGTCTGAAACGTGTGGGATAGATCGCTTAATGTCTTCTGCGCTAAAGTTGGACAAATCTCTGTGGACGAAATCACTGACAGAGAGAGTCTTGACTGTACCATATGGAATCTCCTTGGGAGGAGACGCCATGTGCTTCGTCAGCCACTCCTTGCGGTCATCTGCAAGAGCCTTGGCAAACGCAAGTCGCATAGACTCGTCCACGTGCTCATCTGAACTGAAGGCGACCGTCAGGCGGTCAATTTGCTTGAAATACTCCTTGGCTTCTGCGCTCGTGGAGGTTCCCAGACCCTTGTAGTACTTGACGTTTCCGAAGGAAACCGCAGCGCCTGCGGCGGCGGACTGCTGCGCAGTCCTGAAAGCCTCTTCCGTAAAGTACCAGGTTTTCCCCGCTTTGATGACTGGGGTCACCATAGAAACCACAAATCCCATCTCTATGAGTTTAGGCCAGTACACGTGGAACATGTTGAGGACCAGACCCTTGATGTGAGACCCATCCAGGTCAGCATCCGTCATAATCATCAGACGCCCGTAGCGCAATTCTCTCAGAGAATTATAGACCTTGCCATGTTGAAGCCCGAGGATTTTCTTCAAATTGGAAAATTCTTCATTTTCAGTCACCTGTTTTACCGTAGCATCCCGAACATTTCGAGGCTTTCCCCGGAGTGGAAACACGCCGAATGCGTTGCGTCCTACAACGCTCAGACCGGCAATAGCAAGAGCTTTCGCCGAGTCACCCTCGGTAATAATAAGCGTACACTCGGTACTGCGATGAGTTCCCGCCCAGTTGGCGTCATCGAGTTTCGGAACTCCCGTAATACGCGACTTTTTGGACCCATCTGTCTTTTTGAGCTCTTTGTCAATCTGAGTGAGTCCCTTGGACAAGAGATCGTCCAGGACCCCTGTAGCCAAGACATCCTTGATGAATTTTGGTTTAAAATTAATGGTTTCGGTATTTTTTGAAGTGCACTCAGCCTTGGTCTGACTGCTAAATGTGGGGTTGATTATAACTGCTCGGACAAATATGAAAAAACTCGCCTTAATTTGAGCAGGTTTGAGGGTTGCACATCTCTTATCCTTTGATATCTCATCTACCAGTGCCTTGACCACCTTGTCAACATGCGAACCACCCTTGGTGGTGGCAATACCGTTGACCCAAGAACACTGCTGGAAAGCACCCGAGGTTGAGTGACACACGGTAATGTCGAGAGAGTCTGTGTGCATCTTTGCTAAAGGAACGTCACCAACGTGCATTCGCACGTACTCTTCCAGGCTGGGAACCTCGAGTTTCCGAGTGTTCAAGTAAATTTCAGTCTTTGAACACCACATCGCTGCGTCCCATGTTCGCTTTTCCACCAACTTGGCAAAGTCCCCAGATCCACCGAAGCGTTTCCAATCCGGGCAAAAGCTGACTGATACAGAAGGAATCATCTTTTCATCCTTGATGAGTGGGGGTTGCACCTTGCTCATATTGTCCGTCCAAGTTTGCTCATAAATCTTTTTTCCGTCACTAATTTTGATTGTAAATTTAGAACTGAAAACGTTTGCCAACTTGGCTCCGTAGCCGTTGCGACCACCAGTCACACGCTGTTCATCGTCATTGTAGTTGGAACTGGTCAACAGGTGACCAAAGATGAGTTCAGGGATCCAGAGCGGGACTCCTTTGGAGTCCCTCTCAGTTTCGTGTTTCTTGATTGGAATTCCAACCCCTGCATTGTAAACCGTGACTGAGTTGTCGCTGCCCAGGTGAACCCCGATACACGTCATCTTCTTGGGGTGGAGTGAATATTGATCGATGGCGTTGACCAGGACCTCATCAAATATCTTCACCAACCCAGATGAAACAGAAAGCTCAGAAATCTTGAAACCGACCCCGTCTCGAATCCAATAGGAGGAAGATTCGGGAACGAGGGATCCAACATAAGTGTCGGGACGTTTGAGAATATGCTGAACGTGTGAGAGCCGTTCATAGCTCATCGTTTATGAAATTACGACTTGTCTCTTTAGCTGCGATAGTTTTTTAACAAAATTGAAAATACAAGGGCTGTGATGAGAATCATGAGAATTATGGTTGTATTGTCGAACAGTGGTTCTGGAGCCTCAGGTTCACACCCTGATAACCAATGCTTGAGAGCATCCTCATATGACACAACAGGCTTCCCAATACTTTCGTTTACTTTATTATGAATATCGACCGACCACCTGAATTGATCAATGTCAGGAAGTGGGTTCTCGGCGAGCAATTTTGAAAAATGAAGACTGCACCCGAAGCATGGAAGAACCAACTGGTATGACTCAATGAATGTCTTGAGACCTGCTTTATCAACAGCTGCAAGACATGCAAGGTGAAATGCACCCCAGAAGTAAGGACCGAAACTCTTTGGACACAGTCCCATTAATTTATGTAAAGAAATTAAAATGTGTATCCAAACGTATCAATTTCATACTTGAAATACCCTGCTACGAGTTCTCGTGTTTCATCTGTGTAATATTGTTGATAAGAACCTTCATAGTTTCCTTTGTTTTGTTGATCTAGTGGTAATTCTGCTCCTAAGATGTCTTGGATCTGTTTGAACTTTTCATCTATCTCTTCAAGTTTAATTACAATGTCAAAATCTTCTGCTTTGGCGTTTAATAAGTTAAAATGGGTTGATAGACCCCACCCCGGTACTTTTTTTATATTTGAAAGAATTTTGATAAATTCAGTAAATGTTGGTATTTTATCTAAATTAATTATGTTTTTAAACATATTATTTCTTATCCAGTAAAAATACATACTCACCATTCTGTGCCAGGGATTTCTAACGATAATTAAAAATACGTGTTTTGGAAATAGTTTTCTGTATTGTTTTACATTTGTTTTTTGAAAAAATAGATTCGTGTTTTTCAAATAATTTATGTTGCAAAAATGACCAATACTTACAAGACCGCATTTAGGCAATCCGAAAAATAATACTTTGTCTTGTATAATTGAAATATTAGACATTTAATTAAAATGTATAAAAAAATTGGCTTAACGAAACACGATCTAATCCACCCCTGAGACGGAGGACAAGATGTAAAGTAGATTCCTTCTGAATGTTATAGTCCGCCATGGTACGGTCATCCTCAAGCTGTTTGCCTGCAAAAATGAGACGCTGCTGATCTGGAGGAATACCCTCCTTGTCTTGAATCTTAGCCTTCACATTGGCGATTGAATCAGAAGATTCAACCTCGAGTGTGATTGTTTTGCCCGTGAGCGTCTTTACGAAGATTTGCATTTCTAATTAATATACGTTGGTATCTTTTAAGTCGGGAGAAGTAACTTCTAAGCCGAGGGAGCCTCGACGGGAGCCTCAACGGGAGTCTCGACAGGCGTCTCCACGGGAGCCTCTACGGGAGCCTC